CAACATCGTTAGCGTTATTGCCATCGATAATCTGTGATCCTGTAATGCCTGAAATATTGGCTGCACTATCAACAACGCCGTAAAACGTGCCTGAACTAATATCAGTTGTTGCGCCAAGTGTTGCTGCTGAAGTTGTGATGCTGGTTGATGTTGGGGTGGTTAGTGTTGGCTCTACAACCGGAGCTTGTATAAACGCACCAGCCGGTACGCTCATTAAAGCTGGAGCAGAATCCTCTTTGAGCCTGTAATCTCCGTTCGCATAGTCTACGAAATCGGCTGTTGTTAGCGTGGCTATTGATCCGGCTCCAGGGAGCAGCGCATCATGTGCCGCATTATTATCCCCTGTCGGAGCAGGCGCGTCTCCGTGATTAGCTAATGACGGCCCTGCTGATGCATAAATCGCAGTCTGGTTTATGACGACATCTGTTGTAGCGTCTCGCACATACAGTGCCCCGATGCTACCTGTGCCGCTTCTCGCGATAATAGTGCATCGCGTGAATATTGAGTCCGCACCTCCTCGCAATTGCAGGGTGCGGTTGTAAGTATCGGCGTCTTGTACGAGTATGCAATCTGTAAATAGTATTGGCGAGGTAACCGTAGCATTTATTTCTCGGCCCTCTATGTAATGCAAATAGCACCCAGCGAACTCTAAGCCCGTAAAATCATCACTCGTAAACGATATATTGCTTGATATTTCTATGTTCTCAAATTTTACATTCGGCTTGCGTATATAAATTCTTTGCGCCGCAGCGCTGGAAATCTTTGCGTGTGATCCATCAGAATTACCATTAAATTCTGATCCAGTCGCCGCCCTAACAGTGTACTTAGTTGCTGTCCCATATCTAAACGAAAAATCAGCAGAAAGCACTTGTGGAGCCGCACTACTGATTTCTGCAATTGGGCCTGCGCCTGAATAATCATTATTTTCTTCAGCAGCTAGCCATGATGCAATATTTGCATAGTCATTTGTCCCGAAGCCGATTTGTGAAATTGCTGGCATTTTCTTAAACCCCGTAAATCAGGTAGCCGTTAGCGTAAACTTCAAGCCACGTGTAGCCAGTCCAGTTTATGCCGTATAGCGTTGTGTCAGTCGGAACAACAACATCATGATATCGATTTGATGAGTTGTAGGACGGGATATTTGCAGCTCCCCATGCGTCTGGAATGCCATCGCCGGAAGTGTCCGTTGGCGCTGCTGGGGTTGCGTATGTTGGCCACACTATATCATTGTGTGTTGCCCATAATGTGCCAGTACCGTTGATAAAATTATCAACAAGAGATTGATCATAGCTATCGCGCACAGGCTTTGTGGCACCCATATCTAAAACTGCTGTAGCACTTTGGGAGTCAGCAGTACCAGCCGCGAGTACTCTAGGCGTTATTGGCACCCCTTCTGTAGTTGAAAATCGCTCAACGGCTTGCCATTCCTTGCTTAAAAAGCTGCCGCTATATCCCGCTGATATGGCCCATTCATCAGTTCTATAGTCTGGCCGTGTGACTCCATAGTTATTGTTCATGTAAACAGCCGGCCAAGGTGTTGCGGGTATATTTGGCCCTGATGTCACCTCGGCAGAGTTTCCACCCGCTCCAATCGGGCTGTTAGTATCTACCCCTGGCTTAATATAGTTGTTGACGTAATTTACAAAAAGATTTCCCTGGCCAAGCGCGCTGCTGGATAAACCGATTTTACACCCTTGGGTTTTATACATATTGTAAATAATATTATTCCCAACAGTGTATCGGCCTGACGTGCCGATCTGAGGCATTCTGTCGTTACAATGCGCAAATAAACAATTATGCACATCGCCCGTATTTTCTGGCGTGTTGTTGAACTGTCCATTCATGTACAGTCCGTAACCATGATTTCCTTCAGGCGCTACAGACGTTAATCCGTGAGAAGTAATACAGTGCGAAAACGTGATTCTTTGAAATGAGCCATGATAGCTAGTTACAGATGCCGTCTCATCACCGCCCCAACTCATTGAGCTGTGATCAATAAATATGTCCCTAGCAGGCCCCCATATACGAAATGACTCGTGATCAACCTCATTAATCCCTGCTAATCGCTCGCCAATTCTGAATCTCATGTGACGTATGATGACATCATGAGATGATCCCATAATCTCAACAACAGCCCCTTTAGTACATACGCCTCCTGGCGATGTCTGCCCAGCTATCGTTATGTAAGGTGATGTTATCTGGACTCCTGATGTTAGCTCAATAATCCCAGAAACATTAAAAACAACAACAGTGCCTTCTTTGCCAGCACCTGAAACAGCATCTCTGAAAGAGCCAGCGCCACTGTCGTTTAAATTAGAGACAATAGCGATTGACTTATTCCCAATATACCCCGCAGCTCCACGAGTGTTAGCTGCAAGTCCCTCAGCCCCAGGGAACGCTCTTGCTCCTTCAGATGGAATAGATTGAGTACTACCATCCAGATCGTCACTGGCGTAAGCAGTCCTTGATGGGCCTGTGAAATTCCAAGTCTTAGTGTTTATGTTTTTAGCCACTGCCAACCACCTTCTTGATCGCCGCCTTCCCTGCTTCCTGCTCAAGCTCCATGCTCTGCATTTGTTCTTGCTGCTCCTGTTGCTGCTGTTGGCGTTGCTGGCGTCTCTCCAGAATCATTTCCTTGGTGGGTATGACTTCAGTTGGCACCCCCAGCGCCTCGCCCTTGATGCGTGCAGCAGCATCGAGGTCAACGTTATCCATCACGTCAGGGTCAAACTCTGCGACCGACAGAAGGCCTGCAACGTACTGATCGATAGCGGTAACTTCTTCGAGCTTTTGCGCACGCGCTAACGGGGAAATGTATTTGACGCTGAATTCGCGCTCAGCCAGCGAATCAGGAGCCCGCCCAAGCACACCGGCACGATAAGCAATGCCGAAGCAACGCTCTATCATCGGCTGCAAGTATTCTGACTGCAGGCGGCCATAGATCGGGCCAAGTAGCTGGCGAATCAATTGGACTCGCACATGCACTTCAGTGGCTGTCATCGCTGGCCCGTCGTTGGGCTGCAGCTGATCGGCCAGCAGAATCTTTCTGATTTGCCGCTGGATCCGCTCTTCTTCAACAAAACCAACATTGAAATCACTGCCGCTTTTCAGCTCCCTCATTGACTCAACGGAGTTGGCAACAATGACTTTTCGCGCACCCACTTTGACTGTTCTGGGATTCAGTACGCCATCGTCTTCAGCGATCCACATGCCTGCAATAGCCAAGTCAACATTGGCCAGCATCATGCGGCGCAATTCATTAATCATCTTGGTATCAGGCAGGGCATCAAAAACAGGGCCAACCGCGTAGGCTGTGCCTGGGATCAGCATCCAGCGCGGCACCACACACGGCATTTCATGGTAGCCACCTTCACGTACCAAGCGCTTTCTGGTGCACTCGATGTGATAAGACGCAATGGGCATGTTCTTGGCGAGACGTGCATTAACCGCGTATTTCTGACGAGGCTCAATGCAATGCAGGAATTCAAACTTGGTGTCTGACTTGTTATCAGCAATCGCCTTTCTGATATCTTCGCTGACCTTGTCGCCAAACTCTGAAAACGCCTGGTCAGCAGTCAGCTTATAGGATCGATAAACGGTATCAACCGGCCCACCGGCCTTGCTTGCTGATGCACACACCTCGCTGATTGGCCATTGCTCAAACGAATAGCCGCCCTCGTCAGCCTCATCGATGTACATCACAAACCAGCCAGCACACACCGCATCAACGATGGATTCAAAGCCGGCTGAATCAAAATTGCTGTTATGGATGTTTTCCCAAATCAACTTTGCCGCATCGTACAGCCAGCGCTTTTCGTCATCAGATTCCTTGCCGACATCGAGCAGGAACCATAGAGCATTTGCAGGCGTCATGCCCTCCATGATCTGGCTGGCCAGTGTTCTTACTGCGTCGGTAGTTGTTGAGTCGGTGAGCTTGGCGCGCTGATCCAGTGCATTCTGCGCGCTGATATCATCACCATAAAACCCGTTGGCTCTCAGTGGGTAGGTGTACTCATAACAGGATCGCCAGACATCAACGTGCTTCGCTCGCAAGCCCTGCAGTGTCGCTAATCGCTTGATCTTTTTCGATGCCAGATCGTCCATAGCTTACCCTAACGTATCCTTGCCCTGTGCCGATGCCAGCACCGATTGTGCACCGGTAGCCATCAATCCAGCACGACCACCGCCCGTCGCCAACAACGAACTGAAGCGGCGATTCTTTCGACGCACAGCCAATTCACTATTTGCTTTCTTCGTTGCACGACGATCCGCATCAAGCTGTTCCTTGATCGGATCCCGTTCAACAACTCTTGGAGTACTTCCGCCACCGCCACACATAACAGTTACGCTCTCAGTGGCTTTTTGCCAGATTCATCAGGGCAGAGCCAACCTTGCTTGGTTTGCACAGCGCGGGTGATTTTGGTGGCGTCAATGTCTTTGGCGTCGGGCAAGTTACTGTTTGATGTCGGAGCAACAAAAGGCTTTCTTGCTGCAAGCCTGCGCTCGACCTCTGCCTGAATGCGCGCCTCAGTATCAATGGCCTGCTGTTGCTCTTCGGTGAGTTCTTCCTGTTCCTGCTCTACGTCATCAGCACCAGGCAAAGCCGTATCGTCGACTTCCGGCTTGTTGGATTCACCAGGGACTTTGGTGTCAAGGGTTCGTTTGCTACTCATTGGGTCAGCTCCATCGTGATATTGTGGTTTTCAGGTTTTGGGTAAGGGGTTTTTACACTCTACGTGAGCGATAGAAATACAGCACAACAGATACCAGTGTGCTGATGACAGCGATAAACAGATCCGTTTCGGTGCTAAATTCGGTAACCGTGATTGCGCCCATCCCGGCAACAGCTGGCAAAGTGGCGAGCTGTGTGGTGATGCCGCCCGGCTTGTCAATGGTTTCGTTGACATGCTTGTTGGCCAGTGCAGAGACAAGGCTCACAATCAGGGTTTTCAGTATCATCGGCATGGTGTGTCTCCTGTGATTGTTATGGCTGCACTAATTCAAAATGCACCAGATCATTGAACGTCTGGTCCTGCACATCATTGTCACGATCCCAGTCACCGCCCCAGCGAATTGAGATACCCAGCACAGCTGCAGCGCCCAGCACGTACCCACCAAAGTGCAGGCACTGATCAGGGGACCAGTCGATAGCGGTCATCTCATAAGGGGCAGCATCAACAGCCATCGAGAAAATAGCGGGAGGAACTACGTTGTGTTTTGAGTCGGGCCACTGAAGCTTTGATGCGCCATTGGCAAAGGCCTGATTTTGCTCCAGCTCACCCCTTGCGCCATTGACGATCGTGCAGTCGTAGTGCTGGATAACGCGATTGAACAGGCGCTGTAGGTCTGGGTGACAGGTTGCCAGTTCGCGCTTTGAATTCTTTGAAAAGTTGGGCATTTCACAAACCTGTTGATTTTGCTGCGGCAATTACCGCCTTCCACGTTGCCACGCTGATGAAGCCTATTGCCAAAATAACCGCCCAAATTGTCGCGCTCTGTAAAACGCGCTTTCTAAACTCCCTGATATCCGCTTCGTCCTGCCTGCGCTGCTTGATCCATCCGTGATCTTCTGCATGGATCTCCGATTCAATCCAAAGCGCTTTTTTGTGCTTTGCGATCTTCTCGGTCAATATGCCAGCTAAGTGGTCAAGATCCTGATCGCTGAGGGCTGGCTCATTCACATCGCGGTTTCCTGTTCCTGGTCAGGCTGTCGGTAGATGCGATGGATTATTGGTTTGGGTTTTGGTCGGATTCCCGAACATTTAGCGGCATGGCAACTGCATACCGGTTGTGAGTGGGGATCGCATCAACCGATTTGCGGGTGATCTTCATCCAGAGTGCAAGCAGCTTCATTGCGTCTTCAAGTTTGGCCTGGCTGCCGTTCTTCCAGCCCCACAGCGTCGAGTGTGCAATATCGATTTCAACACTCACCCGGCGAACGGAATAACCCTGGCGCTCAAGATCCGCGAACACTCGGAACCAGTCGACCAGCTCGTTTTGCTCAAGATTTAATATCACCCTGGAACCTCCTCGCAATCTTGTAAAACATCACTGCCGCTTGCTCGTTATGATCAAGCTCCGCCCTGCTCTCGATCCCGCAAGCCCATCGCATCCATGCCGCTGCCTGGTCAGTGCTCACGCAGTTATCGATCAGGTTCCGCTTGCGCTCAACCCACCTGTGAAACGCTTCGTTCTTGCAGAGCATGGCGGCCTGTTTCGAGAGCGGTCCACCATGGCAAACGTGCGCGCGCGAGGTCATACTTTTTCAAACCCTTCAGCAGTAAAATATCCCATCTCATCACCCCGGCAAAACAGTCCCTCCCCGAGGTATTCCCAGCCCATGAGCTCACAGTTCTGGATCTGTTTGTCAGTCGGTGTTATCACAGCAAGCACTCCAGGAAACCGAGTTCACAAGACCTCCAGCGTGCTGTGATGATCTGACGGGGTTTTATTTTGTCAGGCTCCTTCACGCTCCACCGAACGCCTCTTTGATCGGGCAGTTCTGGCAGCTTGTTCAGGCATTCGTCCTTGTCGAACAGATAGTTCACAGCAGTCCGTATCCGCTTTCTGTCGATTGATAAATTACGGGCAATCTGCGCAACCGTTAGCCCCGGGTTGTTCCGGATGTGGTTGTAAACCTGCCGTTTCACTTCGCCAAATTCAGTCATAGCGTGACTTCCAGATTCAGGTCGTTTTTGTTTGAACCCGGATTTTTCGTGAGCTGTGAGGGGAATTTATCGACTGACTCAATCACCGCGTACACGCCGGGCCTGTCGCTGTAGCGCTTGGTTTTTGTCGTGATAACCACCTGGCAGTCATCGCCCCAGACGATTTGGTTCAGCGCATCCTTGATGGCTTTTTCGATGTTGTCCGAATCGGGTTTTACCGTGGGTGCCATCTCGCCCTGGAAGGCGAGTTTTTGCTTCCATTGCGGCCATGACGCGGGTATCTCGAACAGGAACAGCATGGATAGTTTTACAGGCCCCTCGATGCGCTCACGCCCGATCATCGCCCTGGTTGCCTGCACCGCAATCCGGTTTTCGTAGTCCCGCGTATTCGCTGGCGTGTAGTGCGAGGTGAACTGCTTGCCAGTGGTTTTGTTCGTCACGATCCGCGATCGTGCACGGGCTTTGCCTTGGGGTTGTCCCGGGACAAAAATCTTGACTGGCTCCATGGCTCAGTACCACAACGCAAGCGCAATCAGCACAGCTGCGCACATGATCGCCCCGCACAGTGCTGCACCGGCCAAGGCCCCGCCCATCAGGTGTTCGTCAGAAAATTCGTGATCAGGTTGGTCGATTCGTTTTTCGCTCATGCTGCGGCCTCCTCGCTGTCTTCGGTTTGTTCATCGGGCGTGTAGCGAAACAGGTTTTTCAAGCTGTCCAGCGTTTCACGGCCCTTGGCCCGTGCTCGCTCCTTGCCCGTGGTGTCATCGAGTTTTAACCTGCGCTGCGCTTCCTGCGCGTTCCAATCCCTGGTTGCGGCATCGATGCGCCTGTGCTGCCAGCTCGCGTCATAGTCATCGCCATCGATGACCAATCCCAGGCATAGCGCCCTGAACTGCGCAGCACCCGGAGGCCACTCCGGATAGCGTTCGGCACATGCTCGCAGACCGCTCGCCATCTGCTCGCCGGATATGCCGGTCAGGCAGCTGGCCCAATCGTCGCTGGGATACTCGCCAAACTGGCTGGTGAATTTATACCCGTACAGGTTTCCCATTTTCGGCCACAACTTCGCCGTCAAAAATGCGGCCACTTTGGCCGGTGATTTCTGCAATGCGCTCGTCGCTGTTTCGCTGGACACGCTCGACAGCTGAGAGTTTTCGATTCTGGCTTGGATTTCCTTCAGGTTGATTTTTTGCATAGGGAATCTCCTGTCGCATTTGGTTGGCAATGATTTCGAAGTACTGGAGCCCGTCCTTGCGCTCACGGAGTTTCATCGGCGTTCGGCAGTTGTCTGCCCATGAAAACCCCGATCTGACGTGGGCGATGATCCACCCCCAGAGTTTTATGATTTCGTCCTGGTCATGCTTGTCGATCTCGATGATTTTGCGGATAGCGTCAGCCCATTCGTCGAGATTGATTTTTTGTGATGGGAATCGTCGTTGGACAGGGTGAGCCAATCGCTCTGCAAGCGTCAGGTGCCAGTCCTCGAATTTGTGTTTGGATTTTTTCTTGTCGGAATCCGAGTCATCCGGATCAATTTCGTCCGGTGGGGCAGTCGGAATAATTTCCGACGTATGTTTTAGATCCATTCCTTGATCCATTCCTTGATCCATTCCTTGATCCATTCCTACCGTGAATGGTACATGAACATTCCGTGAATGCCCTTCGTCAGGAGCCGGAAATTTAGGTGGTTGAGGCTTGTTTATCTTCTGGTGGCGCCAGCCTGTAACCTGCAAATATTCTTTATTATCAACAGTATAAGTTATTACTAAACCATTCCGCTCCAATTCCGTGACCATTCCGTGAATGGTTTCTGCATTAAAGTCGTCTGCCGGGAAAATCTGCGCTTTGATCTGCCGAGGCTTAAAAGGCATCCTTCCGGCGTCATCACAGAAGTTCCATAGCCCAATAAACAATAATCGCGTATTCACGGAACATTCCGTGACTTGCTCTGAAACCCAAAACTCAGGTTTGATCGTTCTGATTCTAGCCATGTTTAGCCGCCTTCAATGCTGCCAATTCTTTCTCCAAATCAGCGATGCGATCCTCATTTGTCGACAGATATTTTTCGACCAAATAAAACACCGGCTGCGTGTCATTCGTTACCTGCATATAGGTTTCCAGATCGTCCAGCGTGAACTTGTTTGAATCGCTTTCACCCTGGGCCAGCTTTCGCGACAGCGTTGATGGCGAGTAGTCCATATCCGCAGCGATGGCCTTCTGTGGCCTGCCTACCTGGTGAACCCGCGCCGCCACATACTCACGGCATGTCGTATAGGCTTCGGTCAGACCAATATCGAAATTCAGTGTCATTTGCATTTTTCTGTTTCACCCACTTTACTGTACTTTCACCCATGAATTTTGGGTAAATAAAAACCAGCGCTAGGCTGGTCTTGGTTAGGCGGCGTTGTTTACACCAAAGATCAAAATCTCTTTTTTCATTACTCGATCAGGAGTATGTCGACTTGTTGCTTGCTCTAATTTTTCAGCCAATTTCGCTGATGGCCTACGGTGACCTCCGGACAGCTGCCAAAGGTAATCAACTGATGTTTCAGCCTCCAAAGCGACGGCCGCACGCTCTTCTTTGGTGGCTGCCCCCAGCCATTCTTTAATGTTCATGATCACACCTTCTTTTAGATTAGCGTTTTGCTAAACATAGCAGGAGAAATAGTTTAGCGTCAAGCTCATTTATCACAATGCTAAATAAATGCAAAAAATAAATGTAGCTTTTTGCTAACTTTCTTATTGACTAAAGTTTAGCGCTTTGCTAATTTAGCATTAAGCTTAATAATCAACCGAGCCAAAACCATGAACACCAAACCAGAATTAGAACTCGCCATTAAGGCATGCAAGCGGATCCTCGAAACAGAGTCAGTAAAAGCGGGCAAGTTCGAGGCGGCATGGAATACCAGCCTGTGGTGTCAGGATGAGCTGGCTCGTTTGAGCCAGCAACACATACCAGCATTTCTGAAAGCCCAGGCACATTAAGGAGATCACGATGAATATGCCAGTACGCAAAACACCGATAAGCATTGATGAGTTTTCAGAAGAATTCAAAGCCCGGCTGATAGCTGGCGAGACGGTCGAGCTCTGTAATCAGAACTATTCGTTCTCTGACGTGCTGCAGTTTACATGGGATGACATCGAGAAGCTGGACGCTGTTGATGAGGCTATCCACATGATAGCAAAAGGCGAGTTCATTGAGGGCGCAGAAAAGATCCACGAAATCATCATGGGCACAAAAACACAGACCGGCACAGCTGGCGAGTTTGTAGATGCACTACTGGAGGCAAAGAAATGATCTTAAACATACCAAAACATCTGGAAAACGAAGTATTGGAGTGCATCAAGTTTCTTGGCTTTGCGCTTGTGTACCGCAAAACCGACGTTGCTGACATTGCAGAGATCCCGGCGAAAAAGACAAGCAATGTGCGCAAATTTCCGCGTCCGATTAATCCGAATGACGATGGTCCGAGGGCAGCTTAATGAACCAGCCAGTCGTAAGTTTCGATATCGATGAACCAAAATTCCCGGGTATTGGTCTGCACGATGGTATTTCAAACAAGGACTACCACAGCTCATGGGGCATCAGTTCCAGTGCTGTGAAGAAGTTCAACCCGGCCAACCCTACCCCGCGGCTTTATCAAGCGTACTGGGATGGTGAGATCGAGTACTCGAGTACTTCATCAATGATGATCGGCACTGCTTATCACAAGCTGATGTTGGAGCCGGATGATTTTGACCGTGAGATCAAAATCCTTGACGGGTCGCGCATGACCAAAGTGAACAAGGAGCTGATCAAGTACAGCCCTGAGCTGACATTTTTGACCATGGACGAATATGACAAAGTGGCGGCGATGCGTGATGTTGCTATGGAGCATCCAGAGGTTAGGGATTTGCTGTCCATGGGTGGTGAGCCAGAGCGCTCCGGCTGGTATCAGGATCTTGATAAGCGCACAGGTGAAGGCACCTTGCAGCTGTGCAAGTACCGGCCTGATCTTCGCTATTGTCCTGACGACGAGCACAACACCTGGTTGCTGGACTTAAAAACCACAACCGATGCAAGCCCTGCAGGCTTTGCCCGGACCATGCAGCAGTACGGTTACCACATTAGCGCATCACACTATCTTGAGGGTGAACGAGAGCTGTTCGGACGCAGACCCAAGCAATTTATTTTTGTCGTTCAGGAAACCTCCGCGCCCTATCTGATTGCCGTCTATGTGCTCGACGAAAAAGCCATTAGCCACGGTAAAAAACTCCGTCGACGTGCGCTGGAAGGTATTCATAAGTGCAAGAGGACGGAATTCTGGCCGCACTTTCACTACAACAAAGCAGTAATGATCGATTTACCCAACTATGTCTATGCACAAGAGGACTTTGTCTGATGAGTACTGAAATAGCAGTTAAGCAAACCAAAATGCCCAACGTGTTTGAAAACGATGTGATCAAACAAACAACTTCACTTGGTGAGCTCATGGCAGCAGGCAAAAGCACTATGCCAACTCACTTGCAGGGAAAACCGGCAGACTGCACAGCCATTGCAATGCAGGCTTTCCAGTGGGGCATGAACCCGTTCGCTGTCGCGCAAAAAACACACTTGGTTAACGGTACGCTTGGTTATGAGGCGCAGCTTGTCAACGCGGTTATATCTTCGAGCACTGCGATAGAGGGCCGTTTTCATTACGAGTATGGCGGCGATTGGAAAGACGACAGAGATCCTACGGCCTGGGTGTAGGTCG